TATGGCATTACTCTTGAACTTCCATTTCACTATATCCTGCGTCATATACCCAGTCTCCATCCCTACCACCTTCTTTTTCAACGTACTTTTTAGCTAGTTCTTCCGTAGCAAATACCTGTGCAATTGTTTCTACTACTTCGTTACCTAACAATGTGTCTACTGTAGCTATCCATACTTTCATAGCGTATCTCCTTTAATTAATGGTTAGAATGGAATACATTTCTCCACATGTTGAGCACATTTTCTTGTTCAACAATAGCTCGTTCTTCAGCCTTGGTCTTCATCAAGGCCAATAGACCTACAGACCATTTATCTAGATTTTCAATACGCGTCATGCGCATTACCTGAGATCCAATACCATTAGGCCTTGAATGGTCGCAGTACATAAACTTATGGAATTTAGCCATGTTATATCTCCTATTTAAAGTAAGGGTTTTGTTTAAGCTCATCTATTTTCAGTTGAGCTTCTATAGCTAATTTATCTATATTCTTTTGATGCTGTTCAACCTTAGCATCAGCCCATATAATGTGGATCTCATCTATTCCATTAGCCCAGACTTCTTTAAGTTCTTTTATGTGAGGCTCAATTTCTTTACAGTACTCATTCCAGAGCTGTTTAATTGCATTAATCATTGCAGTCCCCTTTAGTTATATATAGTATAAATAGGCACTGAGGGCTTGCACCCCCAGTACCCACTTATTACAGTTAATTATTCGTCATCAGCAAGTTCTGAATCGCTCATTGCACGAGTGACACTTTCTTTAGCTAACTCTTTAATCCTATCAACCTGATTAAGAGCTAACTTAATTCCAGAGTCCCAATGGTTAACGATACCGTATTGTTTTACGGCTCCGTTAGCATAGTTCTTATAGACAATCAGACCCCTGCCTTTGGTATGTGCCCCCGGTAACTTAAATTCTAAAGTATAAGGGCGCTTCTTCAGCTCTTCGGTCTTACCCGTAAAAGCTAACTTAACTTTATCCGCAGTAAGCAGACGACCTAGCTTCAAGCTCTTAGGCTTAAAGTACAATCCAGAGTGCTCTCCAAAGTCGAACAATGTAGCTTCTTCTTCAACTACGTTGTTTGAAGCACTCATGTAACCATTCTTACTCATGAAAGAATCTTGAGTTCCCTGTTCTGTTTTAATCATTGTAGATCTCCTAAGGTTTTAAGATATAGAGACCCCCGTGATACGGAAGTCCATAGCCCAATATGGGCAACGATGCTTTACTTACAGAATCCAGTAGGATTAAGCAGAGGAAAAGACCTTACCGACAAGGTCGGATAAAGTGTTGATTGGTGATTGATTAAAGAATAGGCAGAAAGATACATCTCTCTTGGCACTCTCTTATAGTGTTCTATCTTATGTGTAATTTTTTGGGGAAGGAAGGCCCCCGATGTTCTGGGGACCCGATAGATTATGCAGGGATATCTTGATCGAGGAGATCGAGCTTGGCTTGAGTAGCAGATGAGTATGTTTTGCCAGCGTCCTGTTTGACTTTGGCTTCTTCTTGCTCAACGACTTGAGTACGACGTTCCATAATGAGACCTGATGTAGCGAGGATAGTACCTACTACGAGGAAGTCTGATGCTTTGTCTACGATGGTGAGTACTTTGGTGGTGGTTGCTGATGCTGAATCGAGTACTTGTAATGACATGTTATTCTCCTTGGGTTTAGTAATATTACCTCACTGACAAGGTCAGTGTTGTAAAAAGATAGTTATCTTTTAAAGGGCGGGGGGTGGTTTTCGGGTTGAGTCCTTCAACCAGTTAGTACTGCATCCATACCTAGAAATAAAAATCTCATATGGGTTTCTAAAAAAATAATATTATATGTATATATAGGGGAAATAGCGGCAGCTGAAGGACGACGGACTGAAGCCCCGCAGGGGCGAGAAGTCCGGAGGACTGTTCTTTCTTCTTAAGGGTCTATAACTCTTTTGTTTATAGTTAGTTACAAATAGTTTAATCGTGTATACACTATTAAAGAGGGTAGTTTAATCGTGTATACGTGATTGAAGTTACGTTTAATGTTGCATTATGTAGATATTTGGGTAATATTGGGTACGTGCTACTGCTCATTTAGGAGAGGTTAATAAGGATGTTTAATAAGTTACAGTTGGGCACTAGGCCTGCTGCTATTCTGTCTAAGACAAAATTGAATAAGGCTGGGGCTTTGGTTCTGTTGAAGCTTATGTACCACATCAATAGGATTAATATAGTAGAAGGTACTCCTGAAGAGATTGCTAAGATAGCTGGGATTACTTTAGGGGACTTTCATGTGGGGATTAGGTCTTTGAAGCAGACTGATTTCATTAGGAAATACACTAAGAAAGAGTATATGCTCAATCCAGATATCATGTTCAATGGCAATGATAGGCAATACTTTATAGTTAAAAACATGTGGGAAACCCAGACGACAAGGGGATTTAGACAGTGACTGCTGGGAGGAAACGGTTCAAGGAGCCTAGTAATAGAGACCAACATATATTAGAAGCTTTGCGGGACGGGCATTCTCAGTCGAAGGTAGCCAGGGCTTATGGGCTATCCAGACAGTATGTGTATGAAATAACAACCAGGTGGCCGAAGTTAGCCCCTAAAAAGAGAATTAAACGGAGTTATGAGTAAGTATATAAATACAGAGACGGCAGGTACCTTATCTTTGTCTAGTACAGCATGCGCATTGCTCTTGCCATTAACGTTATTGTCTAATAGTGATAATGAAATAGACAAGAAAGAGTTTATTAAGAGTATCAACTGGATAAGCGACTACCGAACTTGGGACAAGTATTGGGATGAATTAGTTAGTAGTGGTATTTTAGTTCGTTTAGATAGTAAGAACTGGATGGTATCTCCGCATGAGTGCTATACGGAGGATATATCACATAGCAGTTTAATTCGTAAATGGAACGAGGTTTGTGATGCAATTAAGTAATCTACAGGATGCCGAGACTGATATAGAAACAACAGATCATCTGACTAAAGAGCAGTTGAATGGAGCTCTGCCTGATAAGAGGTTTAGGAAGTACCTGACTGACGAAGTTATTGATGTGGTTAATTCAGAGCCTAATTCGGAGTTAAGGCGGGTATTCAGGGATAATGTGTTGAGTTATGCATCTGTGCTGGGTGCGGGTAAATACTCTTTAGCGGCTTATGTTAATGCGGTGAAGTTTGTCTCTTTGAAACTGATGGGAGATAAGGCTTCTACTGCTTATAGTAAGGTGTTTCCTGATCGATATCAGAACTTGATCGACAAGAGCGCGTCCCCTTCCTATATAGCTAGTTTTGCTGATAATTATAGTAAGACAGGGCTGATTACTAAGATCATGGAACAGACCATGGTTCCTACACACATTCTGAATGCGGGTGTGTATCAGGAAGCTATCAATGTGCAGGCCGAGCTCATGCACACAGCTAAGTCTGAAATGGTTAGACAGAAGGCAGCTGAGAGCCTGATAACTAATTTAGCAGCTCCTGCGTTAGCTAAAGTAGAGCTGGAGATTAATTACAATAACGATGTGGTGGAAGATCTACGTGCTACTACTAAAGCACTTGCACAACAGCAGTTGCGTATGATTATGAATGGCCAAGCAAGTGCTAAAGAGATAGCACATAGCGAGATATTGGCTAAGAAGGCTGCTCCACCGCCTGTTGAGACTACTTATGAAGTCCTCGAGTGAGGTCTGTGAAAATTGTATATGGTGGAAGGGTGATAATACAGGTATGCAAGGAGAATGTATGGATAGTATGAGTGATATACCATTAGTAATCGGACGATATGAAGATTGTAGCCAATTCTTAGATAGGTATCTAATCATTCCAACGGGAGAAGATAATGAGTGATGAGGCTTGTATAATTTGTGGATGGGAATCTCAGTCAGGAACAATGCATGATAGAGGCGATTGTCTTAAAACTATACACCCAGATGCATATACATGTTGTGGTAAGCAGGTATGTATTTGTGGAACTAGAGAGCGCGAGGTGAGGAATGACATTAGTTAAGAAAACAGTAGATCAATGGCTTAATGAAATTGATTATGACGATGATCCTACTTATGTCCCTAGTGAGTTTGCCTTAGAATTTGTGTCATTTATTAAGTTAGTTAATGGTGAGAAGGGGGAAGAGAATAAGACCCCAGTTATTCATTACAAGATGATCGACAAAATCGCGGGTAAAACCCAGAACACGGCTAATATGTGTGCACGTGGACTGGCGAAGACTACCATTTTTGCTGAGTACTTGTTTCTGTATATAGCTGTATACGGGTCCATCCCTGGATTTGGGGCCGTAGACTATGCTTTGTATGTCTCAGATAGCATTGAGAATGGTGTTAAGAAGATGCGGCTTCGTATGGAGCGTAGATGTGAGAACAGCGAATTCCTAAAGAAGTACATTTCTAATTCTAGATTTACTGACATTAGATGGTACTTTAAGAATGCTGCCGGTAAGGAATTTGTAGTTACTGGTCATGGCGCTAAAACAGGTGTACGTGGTACAGTTGAATTGAATACGAGACCACAACTTGCTGTTCTTGATGATTTACTGGGAGATGAAGATGCCCGCTCCGCTACTATTATTGAAAATGTTGAAAACACAGTCTACTCGGCCATTGATTACGCGTTACATCCTAATAAGAGGAAGGTTATTTGGTCTGGGACTCCGTTTAACTCTAAAGACCCTTTGTATAAAGCAATTGAATCGGGTGTTTGGCATGTAAATGTATATCCTGTTTGTGAATCATTCCCCTGTAAAGAGGAAGATTTTAAAGGAGCCTGGGAAGATCGATTTAATTACGAGTACATTAGCAATCAATATTTTAAGTCGAAAGGTGCTGGTA